TATTATAAAGCGACCTCAAATGATGTTAATTGGGTTAAAAAGGTGGAAATGCAAGGTAGGATACAGAAACACGTCGATCATTCCATTTCAGTCACAGTAAACCTACCAAAAGATACAACTGAAGAGATCGTTTCTAAAGTATATGAGATAGGTTGGAGAAGTGGTTGTAAAGGTCTCACAGTATATCGTGATGGATGTAGAAGTGGGGTTTTGGTTAGTGCTGATGAAAAGAAGGATGTTCCTACTGAAATTCACGTCGCAAAAAGACCTAAGAGATTAAAAGCCGACATCCATCGTTTCCAGAATAACTTGGAGAAATGGATTGGTGTTGTTGGATTAAGAGACGGAAGACCCTATGAAATATTCACAGGAAAATTCGAGAACGGGTTAAGTAATCTACCCCTTAGTGTAAAAGAGTGTGAAGTGGTAAAAAATCTTGTTGATTCTGTTGATGCCGATGGGAAGACTATTAAAGTTAAGAGATACGACATTGAATATGTTGATAGTGATGGGGAAAAACAGGTTCATCATGGGTTAAATCACGCATTTAACCCTGAATTTTGGAACTATGCGAAATTGGTGTCGGGTGTATTACGTCAACGTATGCCGATTGTATATGTTTATGATCTGGTGGATTCCTTGAACTTTACCGAGGACAACATCAACACATGGAAAAATGGTGTCGCTCGGGTTATTAAGAAGTATATCAAAGATGGTGAAAAGGGTAAGGGAAAATGCCCAGATTGTGGAAGTGAACACCTTGAATTTAAAGAAGGGTGTTTAATTTGTGTATCATGTGGAAATTCAAAATGTGGATAATATGAGAAGATTATTAAAATTTGAGGTTCAATATACGTCTGAAGACGACGGGACGTATACTGATGAAGATGTTAGAGACGAACAAAAACAAGTCGTTGATTATTTGGAGGAGTTAATTGACTCTGATTTTCACCAAAGGTATAAACTAATAATTAAACAAAAAAACCTATGAAAGAACCGTTTTTCGAAATGCACAGGTCTGACGCTGTTCAGATCTTACTGGGGAAAGATAAATTGTCCTCAACGTATTCTAATTTAAAATTGGCGAGTTTACTTGAATTTTATTTCGCTGGAAAGAAAAGAATGTATCTGGTTAAAGAAGACCATTTACCTTTGGGCGAATATACTTTGACGGTGAAAACCTTTTAGTAGATATGATTGTCGAAGAAACAAGAATAGAAAAGAAAGAACTACTAAATTTAAGAGGGTTTGAGTTCGAGGAAAAATTTGTAAAAGGGTATTTTCTAACAATCACAGACCTGGCAAGATTGGTCAGAGACTTTCAAGCTGATTGTTTTGATGGGTTTGTTAGTAATGATATCTCATACTTAGAACATTGGTTGAAAGACCATAACAGAATCTAACGATATTATGTTGAGATTTAAAACGTGGTGATTACTTTTATCACGTTTTTAGTTTAGGGTAATATTTATATAATATTTATCCCAAGATGCCTAAGAAAACTCTTATATTAACTGAGACGCAAGTAAAATATGTTGTCGACGCGCTACTCATTGAACAATCAGAAAAAATTTATTCGGATTTCGACAGAGCTTGGGACTATAAGATAGTCAATGATATGTGGTTTGCAACTCGAAAGGGTCAAAATAAATGGATTTCATTGGTGAAATATCCCGTTGCCATAAAAAGATTAAATGATAGGTATAAAACAAATGCTGGAACATTCCCTTCAAGGGCGGCCATTAAATCTTCAATTAAAATGCCCGTTAAACAAACACCAGTTGTTAGTAAACCACCAGTAGAAAAAATACCAGTTGTTAGTAAACCACCAGTTGTTAGTAAACCACCAGTTGTTAGTAAACCACCAGTTGAAAAAATAACTCCCGTTGTGGATAAAGAAATAGCAACGAAAGACAGGGAGAGTAAAGGGGGTATTAAGGGGTTTATGAGGAGAGCGTCTCCAAACGTAGCCCAAATGTTTTTCACCCGCCCCTTAACTGGTAACGATTTCACGAAAAAACAAAGAGGTGTTATTTATAACGTCATTCAAAACGCAATAAAAAGAGGTAAAAGAAAAGAACGTGGGATAACAGATTATGGTGACTACGGAGAAAAAATAAAATCAACCTTTGATAATAGAACTGGAGCGTCAACCAAAGATATTATAACAAAAAGTGTAACTGACCCATACTTCCAAGTTGCGTCTACTCTCGGCGCTTTCACATATCAATTACAGAAAGATGGAACGTATTTAGTTTCGGATACTTATGACTTTAGTAAAGGTGGTGGATATACTGTAACTAAAGAAGAACTTGCGGGAATGTCATATTTACAGCAAATGTCATATGTAAGTAAAAAAGATAATTTAACCCCATATAGGGCGGCCCGAGAAATTGCCTATTTAGAACATCCCGACACCGCAAGTGAGGATGATAAGGTTAAGATCAACCTTACAATTAACCCGCAAGAATTTTCCGCTTAAGACGTTTTATTTTAAATCTCTGTCTTAGAATCAATAGAAACAACATTAGAATAATAATTGGTTGTAGAAACACAAACAATATTAAATTCATTGTGTTATATGATGTATTGAACGCCCGGGCGTAGAACATAATACAATCACAACACCATAGGAATAGTTTATCCGAACTCCCAACTTCATTAAATAACGTATGATACAGAGAGGATTGGGTTGTATAATTATCATGTAGATAAAAATGATATGTGTGAATTGAGTCTTGTCCATACAATAAAATCGATGACCACCCAAGAATCAGAATCATTATAATCTTTTTCATTTTACAAACATAAGAATAAAAACTCTAACTTCCAAATTTTTTATTTCTTAATATTTATGAAATATGAGTACTTACGGTATAGATTATCCATTTAGGGACAGCGCACTTGGGAATTACGTTCAGATGACGGGAACTCCTGAGAGAGAAGTTAGGGCGGACCTAATTCATTTGTTGTTAACACGCAAAGGAAGTAGATATTTTTTGCCTGATTTTGGTACCCGAATTTATGAATTTATTTTCGAACAAAACGACTCGATCTCATATTCTCAAATTGAGGATGAAATTCGTGAAGGTGTGAGAAATTATATTCCCAATTTGGATATTAATTCGATAAGTATAGTAAACGCAGAGAACGATCCCGAAGTACCAACGAGTCCTCAAGAAGAGGAAGATTCGAGGTTATTTAGAGTTTCGGATGGGTCATCAAAACCATACACAGCCAAGGTACGATTAGATTATACAGTAAATAATGGTGCGTTTTCAACATCAGATTTTGTAATAATAAACATTTAATATGTCAAAACAGATATCATACGGAGTAAGGGATTTCGCCAGTTTAAGAGATGAACTGGTCAAGTTGACAAAACAATACTATCCCGATTTAGTATCCAATTTTAATGATGCGTCAATTTATTCAGTCCTATTGGATTTAAACGCTGCCGTGTCAGATAACTTACACTTTCACATCGACAGAGTATGGCAAGAAACGATGTTGGATTTCGCACAAGAAAAGAAATCATTATTTCACATCGCCAAAACCTATGGGATTAGACTTCCAGGTCTCAGGCCGTCAGTCGCCCTATGTGATTTCAGTATCAACGTCCCCGTTTACAAGGATAAGGAAGATGAAAGATATGAAGGTATCTTAAAAGCGGGATCTAAAGTAACAGGTGGGGGACAAACCTTCGAGATCCTTGAGGATGTTGATTTCTCAAGCCCATTCGATAGTAGTGGAACGACAAATAGAACGAAAGTTCCAAATTTTAATGCTAACAATAAACTCATTTCATACACAATCACAAAAAGGGCTCCCGTTGTTAATGGTATTACACGAATATACCGAAAAGTTATTGGGGCTCCAGATCAAAGACCATTCTTAAATTTATATCTTCCAGAAAAAAACGTTTTGGGTGTGACTTCGGTTATCCATAAGAATGGAACAAGCTATAACGCAAATCCAACATCAGATGAATTTATGTCATCGACAAATAAATGGTATGAAGTTAAATCGTTGATCGAGGATCAGGTGTTTATCGAAGATCCTACAACAGCGTCTGATACTGATAATTTTAAAGCTGGTGATTATACTCAGGTCACTAAGAAATTTTATACTGAGTACACCCCGGAAGGTTACTTCTCTTTAACATTCGGATCTGGAAATGTTGATCCAATGGATAATTTGGATGATTACATGACAAGTACGATGAAAGTAAACCTTGCGACTTTCTTAAATAACACCTCTTTAGGTGAAATTCCGAAGCCCAATACCACACTGTTCGTTAAATATCGTGTTGGAGGGGGCAAAGACACGAATGTAGGGGTTAACGTCATCACAACTATGGATACCTATGATTTCGTAGTAAACGGTCCAAATTCGTCTATAAACAACCAAACGAGTCAATCGATGAGAGTGACAAATGTGACCCCCGCAATTGGTGGATCAGATGCTCCGACAATCGACGAGATGAGGAACATGGTTGCATATAATTTTTCCGCACAAAATAGAGCGGTTACATTGAACGACTACAAGTCAATAATTGAAAATATGCCGTCAACATATGGCGCCCCGGCAAAGGTTAATGTAATGGAAGAAGACAATAAAGTTCGAATCAAATTATTGTCTTACGATGAAAAGGGAAATTTAATTGATACCGTGTCCAATACATTAAAAAATAACGTCATAAATTACCTGGCTAATTATAGGATGATAAATGATTATTTAGACATCCAAAGTGGTGAGGTTATTGATATGGGAGTCGAGGTCGATTTAGTGGTAAATAAGAATGAAAATTCAACAGATATTGTAAAGGCCGTGATCACCGAAATCACATCGTTTTTCTTGATCACTAAAAGAAAAATGGGAGACCCATTATTGGTTGGTAGTTTATCGAAAAATATAGGTAATGTTTCAGGTGTGGAGAACGTGGTTGAAATTCGTATATTCAATAAGATTGGTGGAAATTACTCATCATCTGAAGTCGCTCAATCATACGTAGATGATACAACCAAAGAAATTCGACAGTCAGACAGTACCATTTATATGAAATCGAACCAAATTTTTCAAATCAGATTTCCAAACATAGACATAAAAGTTAGAACGAAAAATCTGTCTTCCACTACATATTAATTTGTTTTTTATGTATCTTATAGAAAACCGGGAACTTTCTATTTATATAATATGATACAAAAACATAGAATCAACACAAATATCGGAAGGGATCAACGTGTAAATGTCGAAATTAATCAGAATTTCGATATCATGGAAATCCTTTCATTAAAATTTTCACAAAAAGATATTTTTGCGTCAAGTAATTGCTCCGAGTATGGGGTCGTTGTCGGTCGTGTATCAGCTAACAAGGGATTCGGAATTCCAAACGCCAAGGTTTCAATATTCGTTCCACAAAATACCCTTGACGCTGACGATCCAGTAATTTCAGCATTATACCCATATCAAGAATTAACCGATAAAGATGAAAACGGGTATCGTTATAATTTATTACCCGAAAGACAACAACATTCTGGTCACGTCCCAACAGGAACATTCCCAGATCAACAAGACATATTAACCAGAGAAGAAGTCCTCGAAGTTTTTGAAAGTTATTACAAATATACTGTAAAAACAAACTCCGCTGGTGACTTTATGATTTGGGGCGTACCAATTGGAACACAAACAATACATATTGATCTCGATTTATCAGATATTGGTTGTTTCTCACTTAGACCTTATGATTTTCTTAAAGCTGGATATGGTGAAGCTGATTTCGAAAGATTCTATCAGTTTAAATCAAGCTCCGATATCGATGGATTACCACAAATTGTTACATTTGACAGAAGTGTCGAAGTCTATCCATTATGGGGAAATGAAGATCTTTGTGAGATTGGAATATCAAGAACCGATTTTGATCTATCTGATAAAGGAATAAAAATCGAGCCTATATCGTTAGTCATATTATCGACCATTACAGATGATAGTAGTGATGCTGTCAAGAGAAATGGTAGAATGAGGAAAAATGCTGGTTATAAATGTAATTTACAGACATCTGGTGGAAATATTGAATGTGTTCGACAAACAGGAAAAAGTGTTTATGGATCGGACGGAGTAACAATATACCCCGAATTAGAATTTTTCACCGTTGACGAGGTTATCGATGATAATGGTGCCTCCATGGTTGCCCTTCCAATGAACTTGGAATATGTTTACACAAATGAATTTGGAGAAGAAGAAATAACAAACGACCCAAATAAAGGGATTCCCACAACCACCACCGCAAGATTTAGGTTTAGTTTAGATTTTATTTCTTCGAAAATTTCCGTAGGAAAATATCTTGTTCCAAATATTAGGGAGTTCAATCCAACGTCCGCTGGCGACCATGATAAGTACGAATATCAAGAGGGAATGATGTCATCGTATGTGTTTTCTGATGTTTTCGAAGATTATATTACAGTGACCCCACCTGATGGGTCAACAATATCTTCAACCAATTATGGGCCTGGCGCGAAAACGGTTAAAAAGGAGTTAATGTTAGGGACGAATAACGGTGGAATACCTGAAGATTATTTCTATAAATTCATTTACGGTAAAGTTTATACCGTATCATCGTTTCAAGGAACACATTATGAGACAGCAAGGCGTGATGCCTTTCTGGGTATTAAACAAATTCGTCCAGCGGCCGATGAAGATTGTGCGTCGAGTACAAATTATATTCCAACAAATTTCGGGTATAAGAATCGAGTAAAATTTGTCCTATTATTGGGTCAAGTTATATTATTTGTTCAATACATCTTTGCTGCCATTTTAATAAAATTTGCGGAAATTATCGGGAAATTTTTCTACGATTTAGGTAGGTTATTTTATAACATCGGTATTCGTAAGTGGAGACCCTTCAGAAAGATATCTGAACGATTTGAAAACGCCGCATATAATATGCAGGAAAAGTTTACAAAACAACTTCCATTAACAATTTATCCCGACTGTGAAGAATGTACGACGGACTCCGATTCACAAACTGAAGATACTTCATTTCTAAATGATTATTGTAGGGTTGCGGAGTTAAAAATGAGTGTGGCACTCGATGTGGGCGGACGATATGTTCGTTTGTATACTCCCGATGTACTTTGGCCCCTCTATTTTCGTAACATTGGCAATTGGCCTAGTTTCTTATGGAATACCGGAAACACACTTAACAATTTATTTCCAGGTGAATTGGCAAGAGATCAAGATGGGTTATGTTCTTTATCGGATACAATTTTTTGGGAAGATTTACCCAACATTTCGACGGGTACAACTGTTCCAACACCACCTGATACATTAACCGCCCGTTATATTATTGCGGTCTATCCGTATGTCGATAGTTGGACAGCAACAGGAACGACATTATTTAGTGACTTTATTGGATATATGAACGAGCTAGACGAAGATGCCGATTCCGCAAATCAGTCATTTTTCCCCTATACTGTTAGTGGAGTCCCAAGCCTAGTA